GAGATCAACCAAACTGTCGAGCTCGGGGATTTCCGCATCGTGGATGGTCAGTGGTGTCGCGGTTGGAATGTCGTCTCCATCCCAGACGAGGATGCCGCACGGAACGCACGGGCTGTCCGTGACGCTGAAATCGCAACTTCCGACTGGACGCAGGTTGCAGACAGTCCCGTTAATAAAGCCGTGTGGGCTCAATACCGCCAAGCCCTTCGAGACATCCCGCTGCAGCCCGGATTTCCGCACAACATTGAGTGGCCCACAAAGCCGGAGTGACCGGGACCACGCCCCGTGGTATAGTGCTCTGAGCCCGAGAGAGGAGGGACATCATGTTTGGCTTTAGTCCTTTCTCAACCGTTCCGTTTTCAACCATTTTTGAGGATAGCGTTAGCGTTTCTGTTCTCCTGACAGGGGTTCAGGCTAACGGCGAGGTGGGTTCAGTTACTGTTACAATTGTAACTCGAGCCTTTGTGACAGGGGTTTCTGCAACAGGTCAGGTCGGTCAGGCCGCAGTAACAGGTGACGCAAACGTCTTCCCAACCGGGGTTCAGGCTCTCGGGCAAGTCGGTCAAGTCCTCGCCCAAGCTGGCGCTAAAGTTTTCCCAACTGGCGTATCTGCACAAGGCCAAGTTGGTTTTGTAAGCGTCCTAACAAAAGGTGTGTTCTTCTACTGGAACGGCTTTTGGTGGCAAGCTTATCCGGTTAAAGTGTGGAACGGCACAAACTGGGTCCGAAAACCCCTACGGTATTGGACAGGAACGGAGTGGAAGTAATGACGCCTGAGATGCTTTGGAGCGCGGTCCTATCTGGAACCTTGGCCTTCTTCGCATGGGTTCTTAGAACTCATGCAGAGGAAGTGAAGCGCCTGCAAATCCTGTTGAACAGGACGCGCGAGGACTATGCCACCAAGACCGACCTGCACTCCGACATCAACAGGATATTGTCGCGGCTGGACCTGATGGAAAAGAAGATCGACAGGCTGATTGAGAGAAACGCCAAATGAGACTAGCACTCGTCCTCTTGGTCGCTGGGTGCGGCCCTGTTACTGTATCGTCCGTGGCCTACACAACGGCCTGCCCGAAAGGTGACAGCCAGTGCGAAATCCGACAAAACGCAGAGACCCTGTATTACATGGCAATGCCAGACGCGGCCAACGAGCTGCTTTGCTCGGGCGATACGCGGGACGTTATGGGTGCGCTCTGCTCTGTCTACTGATGGCCTTACCTGTCAGCGCCCAAGTCACGGGCGATCTGAACACCAACTCCGGCAATACAAATTCGACCATCGGGTCGAATAACAACGACAGCACCACCAACTACAACGGTTCCGGCTCTGCACCGTTCTCTACGCCGGTGCCGACGGCTGCGGCCCCCACGGTCATGGGTGGTGGGGGCAACGACAGCTGTTTGATCCCAGAGCAAAGCGCCTACCAGATCAGCATCTTCGGGCGAGCCAAAGGCAGCATGGTGCAAGACCCCTCCTGTAACCGCCGGAAAGATGCCCGCCTGTTGGGCACCCCACAGGAGCAAGGCGGGCTTGGGCTGCAGGTGAGTGGTATTGCAGTCATGTGCGACAGTCCGCAAATCTTCAAGGCAATGGCATTGGCATCAACACCCTGCCCGATCTATTCGATTGAGACTGGCAAGCTGCTGGTGGGCCGCGAGGGCTATCTGGCCATGCGTGACAACCCACACACATATGTGGTAGGATACGCGCAAGATCAGCCTTTCTGGGATACCTTCCTGCGAATTGGAGAGGAGTTGCCCGATGTCCTACCTCAAGAAAACACTGGCCCTACTTTGTCTGAGCGCTTCCGCCGCTCACGCCGAGCCGACGATAACCAACCTTCAGGGGTCAGCCCAAACAATCCTTGACCAGCTCGCGGCGGCACAAGGTCTGACAGCTGGTGCAGCCTATTACGCAGCCGATGGCAGCATCATCGCCCCCGGCGTCATGCAGGATGCCACCGTCACCGAGCAGATGCGGCTTGATTACAACTCTGACATTCAGGGGGTGATCGACGCGACGTACTACAACGCCGAGCTTCTGTTTCAGGATCAGCACGAAACAGCAATGGCAAATCTCGATACGGCTGTCGATCAGCTTGTTGCCGCAACTGCGGTTTTGATGGAGGTGCAGGCGGTCGCCAACATGGCCGCTAACGCCAACACGGTGCAGGAGCAGATGGCCTTTCAGACGGTCCTGACCAACAACGACATGACCATCACGGCTGCGGATGTAAGCAACTACAACAACGCTCTGGGCGCTGTGCAGACCTACGCCCGCGATGCCGGTGCCTTCTTGGCTGCCTCGCGCAACGCCACCATGACCAGCTCTGTGGACAACTATGCGGCCAACACCGGGGCCAGCTTGTATGGCGCTACGGTGGCCTACTCGGCCACGGCTGACATCATCAACGTTAGCATGGGTCAGGTCTACAGCATCGGCCTGCAGGGGCTGCTCGGGGCTGACACTGTGACGCTGGCCGACGTGTACGCTGCGGGCTACGGCTCGTGAGCGAGGAAGCTGAAACCAACGGCCTGCGGATCGCAGGTTTTGACATCAAGGGCTGGTGGCTTGCCGCCGCCCTTCCTGTCTTGTCTGGCTTGAGCGGCACGATCTATGTGGGCTACGATACCGTCAACCGTTTCTGGGCTGTTGAGGAGAGCGTGGATGGGGTCTTGGGCGTTGAGAGCCGGGTGCAAACTCTGGAGCAAGCGATCCAAGACAACGATGTGCGCGGGCTTGCACCGAAGTTGTCGGCAATCTCGACCCAGATGGGGACGATCCTTGAGCAGCAGAAAGAGTTGATGGCCCTGCGGTCGATGGTCGAGAAGTCTGACAGCGTGACCAGCGGCCTTGAGGGCAAGCTGGAGAAGTACGACGCCGAGATCGAGGACCTCTGGAAGGCCATGGACGACCTCATAAGGAACCCGATGCAATGATGAAACTTGAGAACTTCGTTTGGCTGGGCTTCATTGCCGCCTTGGGCGCGATCTTCTACCTGTCTGGTGACGGGTTCTATCGCTACCCCTGCCAAGACCCCGTGAACTGGGCTGCGCTTGAATGCACGCCCCCGATTTGCCTGCGTACTGGCATGTGCGCCACTGACCTGACAGGAGCCTCGCAATGAGCAAGAACGACCCAGAAATGATGGAAGCCAAGCTTCGCTACTTTATCGGCGTGGCCCTGACCGTGATCCTCGGCGGGGTGATCTTCACCATCCTCTACAGCCTCGTCTTCGTGACCCAGCCCCTGGGCGAAAGCTCCGAGAACGACCGCAAGTTCTTTGAGCTGCTGACCCCCATCGCCTCGTTCATCGTTGGCGCTCTCGGTGGCGTGATGGCGGCAGGCAACAACCGCAACAAGGGTGGCAACGATGAGCCGCCGACACAGGAGTACACCGAATGATCGGACGCATCGTTGGGATGCTTGTTGGCCGCAAGCTGAAAGAGAAGGCCGTGGACGCAGTGCTGGACAAGGTGAACCTGCCTGACCCGGTCGAGAACGCAATCAAGGTCGCGGCCACAGGCAATGTGGGTGATCTGCTCGGCGGCATGGGCAAGGACATGGCGCAAGAGGCTGTGCTTGGTGAGATCACCAAGAAGGTGCCGGTCAAGAGACCCAAGAAATGAGGTGGCTCGTTGCCCTGCTCTTGTCAGCAACCCCTGCGCTTTCTACGCCCTACGAGATCACTCGGGTCATCGACGGCGATACGGTGGAGATTGCGGTGGATTTTCTCCCGTCGCCCCTCCCGCCCAAGCTCTCGATCCGCGTGATGGGCATCGATACGCCCGAGAAGGCACCGCGCGCCCAGTGCGATGCCGAGGCAGCTCTGGCAAAGAAGGCCAGCGCGTTCACCAAGAACGCTGTGGCCAACGCCCTTGAGGTCGATATCAAAATCCTCAAGTGGGACAAGTACGGTGGCCGGGTGCTGGGCGAGGTCTATCTTGACCACCAGAGCCTAGCCCAAAGCCTGATCTCTGCGGGCCTAGCCCGTCCATACAAAGGCGAGGCCAAGTCCTCGTGGTGCGAATAGGAGCCTGAAAAATGCTGACCAAAGAAAAGATCGTCCATCTTTTGCACGGCAACCCAGAGGCAGAGGCATGGGCTGATGCCGCAATGGAAATCCTGCCAAAGTATGAGATCAACACGCCAAACCGCGTGGCTGGTTTCTTCGCACAGACGGGCCATGAGAGCCAATCCCTAAAAGTGCTTGAAGAAAATCTGTTCTACCGGGCTGAAACGCTCGACAAGATTTTCCCCAAATACTTTAAGAACGCTGGGCGCAACGCGGCAGAGTATGCCAAGCAGCCGCAAAAGATCGCAAACGTGGTCTACGCGAACCGCATGGGCAATGGTGATGCGGCCAGCAATGATGGTTACAACTTCAGAGGCCGAGGCCCGATCCAATTAACGGGACGTGAAAATTATACCAACTTCGGCAAGACGGTTGGCCTGACGGCTGAAGAGGTCATTGACTATATCCAAACCAAAAAGGGCGCGCTCGAAAGCGCATGCTGGTACTGGAAAAGCCGGAACCTGAACGCGACCTGCGATGCCAACGACATCGTGAAAATGACCAAACTCATCAACGGCGGAACGATTGGTCTGGAAGACCGCAAGAAGCACTATGACGAGGCGCTGGCTATCCTTGGTGGCGCAGTTCCTGCCACCTCTCCTGCGGCCTCTGGCGGCACTCTGCGCCGTGGTTCCAAGGGCGACGACGTCAAGAAGATGCAGGCCAAGCTGGGTCTGGCAGCCGACGGCGACTTCGGCCCCGGCACCGAGGCTGCGCTGAAGAAGTGGCAAACAGCCAACGGTCTAACAGCCGACGGCGTCGCTGGCCCTAAGACATTGGCGAAGTTGCTCGCGTAATGTAGTATGCGCGCAACAGGAGATTGCCATGCCGCTCATCCCGCTCCAAATCCCGCCCGGCGTTTATCGCAACGGGACCGAGTATCAGGCCAGCAACCGCTGGTACGATGCCAATCTCGTCCGCTGGATTGAGGGCACCATGCGCCCGGTCGGCGGCTGGAGGGCACGAAACACGGTCGGCACGACAGCGCCACGGGCGGCTTTGGCGTGGTCGGATCTCACTGGTGGCCGCAGGTATGTCGTTGGTTTCCACAATGCCCTGAAGTCCGTTCTGGCATCCGGGGCCATTACTGACATCACGCCGTCCGATCTGACCAGCGGGACACTTTCTGGAACGGTAAACCTTGGCTACGGCGGTGGGTTTTACGGGGACGATGCCTACGGCGTTCCCCGCCGAGACAATGGGGTGTTTAGCGAGGCGACCACTTGGGCGCTGGACAACTGGGGGCAAAACCTTGTCGCCTGCTCCAACGCCGACGGCAGGCTTCTAGAATGGTCATTAAATCCTGCCAACGATGCCGTCGCAATTACCAACGCGCCGATCAACAACAAGTCTCTGGTCGTCACCGGGGAGCGTTTCCTGTTCGCCTTGGGTGCGGGCGGTAATCCTCGCAAGGTGCAATGGTCCGACCGCGAAGATAACACTGTGTG